GGTCAGGCTCCAGTCACCACTTTGGATGAAACCAACCCAGACGTTGCGATTGCTTATCAAACACTTTTAGAAGTTAGTAGAGAAGTTCAAAGTGAAGGATGGACTTTCAATAAGGAAGCACATTATGAGATGACACCTGATAGTAATAATGAAATACTTATTCCTAATAACGTATTACAGATAGACCTTAGTCAATCCCATGCAGCTGATAAACACGCTATCAGAAGAGATGGGAAATTATATGACAAGGAACACCACACAGATCAATGGACAGATGGAGCAGTTGATTGCGACATTGTATGGTTATTTGATTGGGTAAACCTACCAAGACCAGTACAAGATTATATAACAGCTAGAGCATCCACTGTCACTTCAAGTAGGATCGTAGGCGATTCTCAACAGTATCAAATCCTCCAACAAAAAGAGGCATACATGAGAGCTATGGCTCTTGAGTATGAAACAAGCCAAGGTGATTATTCATTCTTTGGACACCCTGACGGAGCACACCCTTATGTCAGTTATCAACCATATAAAGCACTTAGTAGATAATGGCAGCAGTAACTCAAAGGGTAGCCAACTACCTTAGTGGTGTATCAAAACAACCAGATAGTAAGAAGCTTCCAGGTCAAGTTAAAGAATGCCTCAATGGGTTCCCTGACGTTACAACAGGATTAACAAAGAGACCTGGATTTAAGTTCTTATCAATATTAAAGAACGCTAGTAATACCGCCTATAGTGGAACACAATTAGATGGTGGTAAATGGTTCTATATCAACAGAGGAGATGGTGATAGATATATAGGATGTGTAACACCTAAAGTATCTAGCACTAACGGTACAATTAAGATCTGGAATGCTGATACAGGCGCAGCTTGTACAGTTACAGATACAGCTACCAGTTCAGCTCTTGGAGCACATAGTTATCTAACAGGAACGAAGTTAAACTATGACGTTTTAACTGTTCATGACAGTACGATAATTACAAACAATACAGTAACAGTTACAGCACAGTCTAATCCTACGTTTGTAGCCTCTAAGAGGGGGATGGTCATACTTACAGGTACTGACGCTCAGTTAGGAAGTGAAACCTTTACAGTGACCGTAGCTGGCCAACAGGCAACCTATACGTCTCAAGCTGCTGATGGTTATGAAGAGGTATTAACTGGTTTAAAAACTCAGATAGAAAGTGTAAGTACTTCAGCCTCTTTAGGTCTTACAGTTTATAAATTTGGTACTGGTTTAGTTATAGATAGAGCAACAGCTTTTACTCTTACAGCTAAAGGTGGTAAGAATAATCAAGGTATTGTTGTATTTCAGGACTTTGCTGTAGATGCTTCTTACCTACCATCTCAAAGTCTTCACGGACATAAAGTAGAAGTATTAGGTAAGTTTTCAGAAGATAATGATAACTACTATGCAGAGTTTGTAGCTCATAATGGTACGTCAGGTGATGGATACTGGAAAGAAACAGTAGGACCAACAGCTTCACCTGGATTTAACGCATCAACGATGCCTCATAGGTTGCTATGTACAGCTACTGATACATTTACCTTTGGACCAATACCTTACTCAAACAGGATTGTTGGTGATGCTATTACTAACCTAGATCCTCAGTTTGTGGGACAGAAGATCCAACAAGCTTTCTTCTATTCAGATAGGCTTGGTTTCTTAAGTGATGACACAGTAACCCTAAGTAAGAGTCAGGATGTATTTAATTTCTATAGAGCTTCTGTAAGAGGTTTAGCCACTGGAGATAGGATTGGTATTAACGCTACTTCTATTAGACCAGCCATATTACATGCTGTATTACCTACCACACAGGGTCTAGTTCTATTCAGTAAAAGTCAACAGTTCTTACTTTACTCAGAACAGGGTCCACTAACACCTGATAGCACAAAGATTAGACCTATCTCAAACATGGAGATGGATTCAGATGTAGATCCTATTGACGTAGGAACTCACATGAACTTCATCAGTAAGACTCCTAACTACACAAGAGTATTTGCTATGCAGACTCGTGGTTTAGGTGAGAGTCCTAACATCCTTGATATAGGTAGGGTTGTTAATGAGTGGATAACTATTGATGTAGATCATCTTGTAGCAAGTGTTCAGAATGACTTCCTAGCTATGTCTAGTCAGTCAAGTGATGAGATCTATTTCTATAAGACTTACTCAGATGGTAAAGAGCTATTGATGGAGTCTTGGTTTAAGTGGAAATTACCTGGATTAGTTCAGACAATAGTGGTAGATCAAGATGATATGTATTCAGTTACCAAGCAAGGTAATCAATACACATTATCTAGGGCTAACTTAACCATGAGTCCTGACGCAGCTATCATCACCAATGCACAGGGTCAGAAGATTAACCCTTGTATTGATTTATATTCAGCAGCTAGTTCTGTAGCTTATGACGCAGCTAATGACTTCTCTAAGTGTTATATACCTTTTGCAAATCTAACTGATAGAAAGAACGTACTTGTGGTAGGTGGTACTACTGCAGCTGGTACGTTTAATAACTCAGGTTTTACTATCACTCCAGAGACAGGATCAGATGGTACGGGTACATACTTCAAAGTACCTGGACAAGATCTTACAAGTATTGCAAGTAACGTCTATGTAGGCTATGCCTATGACTTTGACGTAGAACTACCTCAGCTATATTTCAACCTAACTGAAGATGGTCGAAACACTGACTTCACTGCGAATTTAACTGTAGCTAGATGTAAGTTTGATGTAGGTCTATCAGGTGTGATGGGCTTTAAACTTAAGGTCACAGGAAGATTAGCTGGTAGTAAAACGCATACAGGTGATGGATCAAATAAAGACTTTAAATGGACTGTTAGTGATCTTGATTATATTGATAGAAGTCAAGTAAAAGTAAAGGTAAACAATGTAACCAATACAGCTTTTACTTTCCTAAGTGATACAGAGATAAGATTCACTACAGCACCTGCTCTTAATTCAACAATACTTATCTACTTAGATGAATGGTATCAATTAGAACCTGTCACATCAGCTAACACCTATCTAGCTGATGACGTACCTCTAGAGGAATCAACAGTGTTCACGATACCAGTACATCAACGTAGCAAAAACTTTAACTTACGAGTCTTTACTGACTCACCGTTTCCCGTCTCTCTTAACTCGATGATGTGGGAAGGAACCTACTCACCGAGATTTTATAGGAGGACTTAAATATGATGATGAATGATTTCGGCGTACCAATGAGTGACGCTGAAATGACTATGCAGCCTATCAAACCTCACGAGGAAATGATGGCTGCCTCTGGTGTTCAGTCGAACTGGATTGGTGCAGCAATAGGAATAGGAGCTTCAATCTTTGGAGGAATGAAAGCCTCCTCATCTGCTAAGAAACAAGCAAGACAGCAGAACGAAGCTGCTCAAAGACAGTTTGAATACAACACTGATCTTTGGGAAATGAGTAAGGATAAGCTTTCAGCTGATCGTGATTACTTAATAGATTCTATTGAGATAAAGAAAAGAAATGAACAACAACTAGCTGCTTATACAGATAAGGTTGCAGGTTCTAGACATGAACATAACTTGCAGATTTGGGATTATCAAAACAAATCTCTACAAGCACAATATGATAAGTCTGAAGAGGTATATGCAGGTCGTATAAATCAAAACGAACAATCAGCACAAGCTGCTAGAGAAGGTGCTGCTACTAAGTTTGAACAGCTACAGAGACAAGTAGCTTATGACAACCAAGATCAGGAACTACAACACATCCTAGAGATGAATGCTGTCAAGAATAATGATGGTTTAAGTCGTGCTGATTACGGTCAAAGTAAACGAGCTTTACGTGGATATTCTCATGCAAGGTTACAACAAACAGTACTGAGTGGATCGAAAGATTTCGTACTAGATCTGAAAGAGATTGCACTTGATAAGTCAGCTGCAAACCTTTCTGCTTTTGCACAGAAGATGCTTAAACCTGGATTACTACCTAAACCACCAGCACCATTACCAACGCCTACTGCAGAGTGGCAAATGCCTAGAGCATTGGAAGAGTTTGACTTTGGTCCTCCTCCAGTTATGGGAGCACAAGCTTCTGTTAGTGCAGCTGGTAGTTCCGCATTCTGGGGAACAGCTGGTAGCGGTATAGCAAGTGGAGCTGCCTCAATAGCAGGTGGATTAAATTTTGGTACAGGTGGAAACTCTCAAACTGTTGCCAAAGGATCTTCAATATACGTCGCATAATTAACTATGGCTAGTGGATATAGACCTTCGTCTAAGGACAGGTCTACTTTTAAAAACAGAAACACAGGGGATGGTGGTCAATCCCAGTTACGACAAAGGGACCAACAAGTCATCCAAGGGATGCAGCAACAAAGAGACGCAACTGAGAGAATACATGGTGATAAGATCGCTGCTCTCAGAAGAGTCCATCAATCTCAAGAGGTTAATAGGGCTGATATTAAACGTACTATTGAAGATCAGTCTTACCAAAATCGTCGTGATGCCATACAGAAAAACAGAGATCTAGAATACCAAGCTCTTATGCAGAAAGCTAAGGAGTTTGGTAATCAAG